AATGAATGCCGGACCTCCATCTCGCTGTCCCAATAGAAATGCTTCAACAGCCCGTAGACGCGGATCGATATCGTTGGTGGGTGCCGGGAAGGCGTGCATTCCCATTCGCTTGAGCACGTCAAATGTCGTCTCCTCATAGATCGAGCTTTTGGAAATCCCTGATGGATCGCCGATCATCGCAATCGGCCGCCCCAGATAGCGCGCATTCAATACCGGTCGAAGCGACTGCTCAATGTGCTTTTCCAGCCCAATGTCTTCAGCAATCACCTCCTCAAGCACTAAAAGCCTTCCTTTATGATCCAGTTGACCAATGACTGAACAGGGGTCGCGTCCGAAATCCTGACCGACCATGATGGGCTGGGCGGAGACGGGAGATACGTCGTCTCTAACGTGGAACGATCTATTGAAGGATTCCCGAAACACAGCCGTACCAGATGGGTCATTGCCGTATTTTGCGTGAACATAACGTAGTACCCAGTCGGCATTACGACCACGCGCAAGCCGCTCATAATAGCTCCTCCCCTGCATCAGCCTCTTTTCACTATCGAGCGCCAGCTTCATCGTCTCGGTGGTCTGGTGCAGCCAATTCAAATTCTCGGCATGCTCTTCTAGTCCGCCGGGCTGAATGAAAATCTGCCAGTCGATTGGCACATCCACATTCATAAACTTGTACCACTCACTCCCCTCCGTCGGCATGTTGGTGTCCGCAATCATTCCGAACCAGCTTGCACCACCCATTACTGCCGACGGATATCTTCCCAAACGACCGGCTAATGAGTCGACTAGATCAACCGGCATCTCGATGGCTTCCGACATCCACACTCCGGTCAATTGCATAGACAGTAGCCGTCGCTGATCCTCGGGGCTGTCCAGCGGGATAAGTATCCATTCTGATCTCACATCGCCCATCGATATGTACACTGTATTGTCGCTGACCTTGTAGCTCACCATTCCTTCCAGCCATGACAGGATATCCTTCAGTACAGTATCTTTGAGTTGCTTCAGCGTCTGCCGCACAATCGCAAAGCGGGTGTAGCGGATGCCGTCATGCGCCTGCGCTTGCTCGCAACTTCGCCTTAACAATTCAAACACGCACGCCGTCGTCTTGCCGGACCCTACCGGCCCCGCCAGCAATCTTCCGAACGCTGCTGACTGCATGAAGCGCCCGCAGGTCGGCGGTGCGGTGTAGTTGATCTGTTTCATGGAGTATTTGTTTCGTTGTCGATGATCTTGACCGGTGTGACGTCCTTGGAGAACGACACTGGTTCGGCTTGCGGTCCCATCGATATGTTGATCACGAAGCGCTCGCCTACCGCCGCGCCAACATCGCGATCACCTAAACCAGCGAGTTTCGCCAGCATCTTGCCCGCTTCAATTACCGCTGGCAGCGCCTCATCGTAGTCGTGGATGCGACTGTTCAGGGTGGGCAACCACTCCTCCAGCATCGACGCCGACTTCATTTTTACCCGCTCGTGGGTGTTCAGCGCCGAACTCCACGCCTCGACTTCGCTGCCGAGCAACATCCTGAATTTGGTGTTTAACTGTAGTTGCGACCATGTTTCGTCGGATATCGCATACTGTTCGAGTATTTTTTCGATGGGAAGAATATCCATCGCAATCTCGCGCGCCAGCCGCACCAGATCGAGATCGCTGTTGCTAGGGCTGATGACTGTGTCCATGGTGCACCTCAAGCTTAAATCCTGTAGAAGTCTAGCATGGCCTTCGGACCACAGGCACCTGTTCAAAGTACAACGCCTCCCTTCGGGGGGCGTGGCGTGTTGCGGGTGATACCGCCCGCGCAGCTCAATGCCGCCATTAAAGCGCAGGACGAAGCACGCGCAGCATCAGCCAAAATATCGGAGGAAGTCGCTTCCTCGCTGGCAGGCTTCATCCGCACCGAGTTCGACGAGTTCAAGCGCCATCGCAATAACTCTTCGGCTGGATGGTCTGAACGACTGCTCTCCTGTTTGCGCGTATTCAACGGCCAATACGACGCCAATAAACTCAACGAGATAAAACAATTCGGCGGATCGGAAGTTTATGCGCGATTGATTTCAATGAAATGCCGGGGCGCTTCCTCCCTGCTCCGGGACGTCTACCTGTCAAACGAACGGCCATGGGGACTTGAGCCACCCGACGATCCCGATGTTCCACCCGAGATCGTTGCGGCAATATCCCAGCTCGTCGGTTCCGAAGCACAGCGTCAGGCCAGTGCAGGACAACCCGTCGATGCCATGCTGATACGTGACAGGACTTTTTCTTTGATGGAGGCGGCGCGGCAAGCAACTAAGAAGCGGGCTGCCAAGCAGGCGCGGGTTGCCGAGGACAAGCTTGACGAGTTGTTGAGCCAAGGCAAATTCTATGAAGCGCTTGCAGCGTTTCTGGTTGATCTACCGATGTTTCCGTTTGCGTGCATCAAGGGGCCGGTGGTCAAGATTGTGCCGCAGGTCATCTGGAACGACGGTCGTGCGACGGTCCAGCAGAAGCCACGGCTTTTCTGGTTGCGGGTTTCGCCGTTTGACATCTGGTGGACACCCGGTGCCGCTGACATCGAGGATGCCGCCGTTGTCGAACGCACGCGGGTTACGCGCGCGGACCTTAACGACCTTCTTGATCTTCCGGGTTATAATGTCGACGAGATCCGCGCTGTTCTTGATGAGTATGGGCGGGGTGGACTCAATGAAGATTGGGACACTACGGACGCCGAGCGTGCTAACCAAGAGTCCCGTGAAAACCCCAATATGAACCGCTCCGGGCTCATTTCGTGCTTGGAGTATCACGGTAACGTACAGGGGCGGATGCTGCTTGAATATGGCATGGATAAAAAGACTATCCCCGATGCAATGCGCGATTATATGGTGCAGGCGTGGCTCATAGGTCGCCATGTCATCAAGGTTCAGTTTTCCCCATCTCCACGCAAACGGCATCCGTATTTCATCACCAGTTTTGAGAAAGTCCCCGGCACCCCCGTGGGCAACGGTCTGCCGGATATTCTGAGCGATATTCAGGAAGTCTGCAATGCTACGCTGCGCGCGCTGGTCAACAATCTTTCAATCTCTTCAGGGCCGCAAGTGGTCGTCAACACGGATCGATTATCTCCCGATGAGGACGGCGAGGATCTATATCCGTGGAAGCGCTGGCGCGTCACCTCCGACCCTATGGGTAATAATTCTAGCGCGCAGAAACCGATTGATTTCTTCCAGCCCAACTCCAATGCGGGCGAGCTGCTACAGACTTATCAGAAATTCAGCGATCTTGCCGATGAGCTATCGGCCATTCCTAAATATCTGTCGGGAGGTGCGTCCGGTGGAGCTGGCCGGACAGCCAGCGGACTGGCGATGCTGATGGGCAACGCGTCCAAGATACTGCAGACGGTTGCCGCCAATGTCGACCGCGATGTGTTTCAGGGGCTGCTTTCGAATTTGTTCGACATGGTGATGCTGACCGATCAGTCCGGCATGCTGACTGGTGAGGAAGCCATCGTGGTGCGCGGCGTTGCCGTCGCAATCCAGCGCGAGACTGAGCGTTCGCGCCAGATCGAATTCCTGACCGCAACCGCCAATCCAATCGATGCCGCCATTATCGGCGTTGAAGGTCGCGCTAATGTGCTGCGCAGTGTCGCCAGCAGCATTGGCCTTAACGGCGAAACCATCGTGCCATCGGATGACGACCTGAAGCAGAAGCAGCAGCAGGCCCAACAGCAAGCTGCCCTGCAGGCGCAGGGAGCTGCCGCGCAAGGTGGGCAGCGAGGCCCGATCATGAACGGTGATCAAGGTCCGCGTACCAATTCCGTTCAAGGCGGCGCAGGTTAACCCAACAGGAGAACATTATGGCCAAAGGCAAAGTAATCAAGAGCAGCACGCCCGGTTTTCACAAGGGCGGCGACAACAAGATGTTCGGGCAACAGCATGCTGGACCCCGCAAGTCGCTATCGCAAGCAGGCACCGGTAAGGCGCAGTCCGGCCCCGGCGGCAAATTCGGCAAGGGCGGCTCGACCCACATGTTCGGCAAGCAGTCCGCCAACCCGCGTCGGCCGGGCGTCACCGGCAAATAAGGAGATAATCAAATGCCGGTCACTGGCTATACCAGAGTCGACGACAACGACTTTGAGAAACTTATCCCGCTGGCGCAGACAGCGGCTGCGCTTCCTCCCAAACGACTGATTGACGACGGCGACATTACCGCACAGATCAACGCGCTGCAGGTAGCAGCAGGAATTCCGGCTAACCAAAGAACCAATCTGCTCGACCGTCAGGATTGGGAAAAATATATGATCGCGCTGCAAGGCAAGCTCAATATGCGCACGGCTACGCTTAGTATTGCATCGCCCGCCGTCGTTACGCTTGCCACCCATGGCTGGGTAGCGGGACAGGCGTTCAAGTTCTTCACCACGGGCGCACTGCCGACCGGCGTCACGGCGGGTACTACTTACTACGTGATTTCGACTGGTCTTACGACTGGCGCGTTCCAGTTCGCCACTACGCCCGGCGGTACTGCAATCAACACGACAGGTACGCAGTCCGGCGTACAAAGCGTCTATGCCGCTTAAGGAGCGAGCGATGCAGAAGATGATCCAGCATCTGGGTAAGGGGAGTAATCAAGCGCTACTCCCCAATCGTCACGCTATGAATCTACTTACCAAGGGTGAACCATGGCAGCGCTCAATCAACAACTACGCCAAGGTGACGCCGTCGGGCGAAGACGCCATCGGCTCGCCGAGCGTAATGGATATGGCGCAGGTGAAGTATTGAGCGACAACAAGGAACTGGTTCTGGCGGCGGCTAACCTCGCGCGCGAAGCGCCTGTAAGTTGGGACAGGTTCATTGCCGCGTTTGAAAATTATACCGGACAACGGATGATGGAGTGTGTTTCGGCTGAGATTGGCATGCTTGCGGTTGCGCAGGGCCGCGCGCAAGCATGCACGATACTTGTCACCCAGCTCAAGGACTGCAAGAAGACCGCTGAGAGTATCTACAGGAAAGCCTCGTCTAGCGCTTCGTAGCCCTAGGTCACGCTTTCAAGGAGAGAGTAATGACAGCCAAGCAGAGACTGGCCGACGATCCCAACACCTTCATCCCCCCGGCAGTACGGAAACAGGCACAGCTAGCGGATGCCGCTTTCCGCGCGCAGCATGGTGAGCCCCCGGTAGAGGGAGTCTCTCCCCCAGTAGAGGGAGCCTCCCCCCCGGTAGAGGGAGTCCCGCCGCAGCCGCCGCAGCCGCCGCAAGCGCCGTCGTTTCCAACACCGACATCGTCGCCTACGCCGCCATCACCTACACCTGCGCCCGAGGAAGAAAGCTGGGAACGCCGGTACAAATCAATGGAAGGCCGGTACAAACGGGCTGAAAACGATATTTTGGGTATGAGCGGCCAGATTGCATCAATGCAGAGTCTGATCGCGTCGATGCAGCAGGTGACCCCGGCGACGCCTGCGGAGCTACGCCCGCAGAGTCTTTTGACCCCCGAAGAGGTTAGCGAGTACGGTTCGGAGTTTCTCGGCGTCGTCGCGCGGCGCGCCAAGGAAGAACTCAATCCCGAAGTTAATGCATTGCGGGGCCAGCTTTCGAGACTGGAGCAGCAGTTCAAAGGTAACGCTGAACAGAACGCCACTAAAGCGCGATTCGAGATGGAAGCCACTCTGGACCGCGCGCTGCCGGTTTGGCGCGACGTCAACATGATGCCGGAATTCAAAGCATGGCTAGCGTTGCCAGACATGTACTCTGGTGCTATTAAACATGATCTGTTGAGGGCGGCATACGCGCAGGCTAATTCTCCCCGTGTGCTATCCTTCTTCAAAGGCTTCCTTGATCAAGAGGCTGCCTACGTCCCGCAAGGCCAAGAGCCACAGTCTGCCCAAAACGGCAAGCTCTCGCTCGAAGCCTTCGCCGCACCGGGCAGAGCCAAGACTTCAGCGACGACCAACGTCCCTGTTGAGAAGCCCGTTATCACCCGCGCCCAGATCTCGCAGTTCTATGCCGACTCGGCCGCGCAGAAGTA